CAAGTTCCAGAAGGGCATCTTGGGCCTGTCCGACCAGGACATCATGATTGCCAACAAGCTCAAGGACATCATCGGCACTGACCTGCCGACGGTGATCCGGGCGTTGAAAGGCCCTATCGGCGAGATGCTGCGTGACTTGGACTTCTCGCAGAAGCTCAAGGCTGACCTGCGCTCGCTGCAACAGCAAGTCGATACCTTCGACATCAATCGCGTCACCGAAGGCATGGGCATCGCCGACCAGACCATGAGCCGCCTCATCATGGAACGGGAAGCGCTGGCCAAACGCACTGGTGAAATTCTGCCTCCCGGCTACATGGAAAAATTCCGCGCTGGTGCGCAGGCGGTTGGTGCTGCCTCGTTGGCCGCCAAGGAGAACCAGGAGAAGCTGAACCTCGAATTCGAGCGCGGCACCATCTTCCTCAGCGAAACCGAGCAAAAGGTGGCGCAGCTCAACCGCACTCTACATGGCACTGACTGTGCCAAGTGGTCCGGCAGCGGCTTGTCCAACATGGTGCGCATCAACGAGTACCTCAAAACCGCACGCGACATCACCGTGCAATTCGGCACCAGCTTCGTGCAGAACTTCATCGACAACCTACGGCAGGGGCAGACCCGGGCGCAGGCGTTGCAGGCGGCCTTCGTCACCTCGATGCGGGCCATGGTGGATGCGGTCATTCAGCTGGCCGTGAAGAACATGCTGACCGCCGTCCTGCAGCCGATCTTCAGTTCCATTGCCTCGGCGCTTGGGATCAGCACGGCCACGACCACGGCTTCCGCCACCACCGCGGCGGCCACGCTAACCGGCGGAGGCACCGCAGCGGGGGCGGAAATTGTCAGTTCCTCGGCCATCGCCTCTGGAAGCCTCATTGCCGGGGCTACCGAGGCCGGGGTTGAGCTAACCTCGGCGGGGGCTATCGTGTCAGGGGCCATGATCGCAGGCGCTACCGAGGCCGCTGCTATCCTAGCCGCGACCAAGGTGGCGACATTGGGCTTTGCGGCAGGCGGCGGCATTGTCGGGAACCTGCCATTGGGGCCTTTGCCCCGTTTCGCCCAAGGCGGCGTGGTGGGCAAGCCGGAAATCATCGTGGCGCATGTGGGCGAGGAAGTCCTCACCACGAACGACCCCCGGCACCGGAACAATCTTGGCGTGACCTCTGCCTCGCAGCCAAGGCAGGCGGGACCGCCGCCTATCAATTTGAACCTGACCCTCAATGCCAACGGGCGCATGACCAGCGATGAAATTCGCGACCACGCGATGACCATCGCCAAGGCAGTAAGCAAGACCTTCGACCGGCATCCGACCACAAGGCCCACTTACTGAGATGCCTATCGCAACCAACCCAGTTTTCCCGGCGTTGGGGGCGGGCGCACTAGCCTTCCCGTTCAGCCGCACGCCCGTTTGGCAGAACATGGTGCAGCAGTCGGTTGCGGGCGTGGAAACGCCGCTCGCGATGTGGACCTTCCCGCGCTATCGCTACAAGGTCACCGCTGCATACCTGCGTGCAGCAGTGGCTTTCGGCGAATTCCAGACGCTGATTGCCTTCTTCAACAGCGTCAACGGCAGATGGGGCGTGTTTCAGTACACGGACCCGTTGGACAACGCGGCGGGGCCAGACCAGGTCTTTGGCATTGGCGACGGCGCCACCACCGCCTTTCAGCTGGTGCGCGCCTTTGGCGGCTTCGTCGAGCCAGTGTTTGCGGTCAACAGCGTCACCAACGTCAAGAAGAACGGGGTGGTGCAAAGCAGCCCTTCCAATTACAGCGTCAGCAACAAGGGCGTGGTGACTTTCACATCGGCGCCGTCGTTTGGCGATACCCTGACTTGGACTGGCACTTTCCTGTGGTTCTGCCGCTTTGACACGGACGAGCAGGAGTTCAGCATGTTGGTCGCTTCCTACACCGGCAATAACAGCACGGACACCTGGGGGCCAATCTTTACCAGCTCTGACTTGACATTCACCACGGTGAAATTCGGCGCATGAAGGTTTATCCGGCAGGCCTTGATGCGCTATTGGCAAGCGGCAATTTCATCTTTGCCGACTTGTATGATTTCACGTTGAAGGACATCAACTCCACGCATCTGCGCTACACCACCGCCGACACCGATGTGCTGTACAATGGCAACAGGTACACTTCGCGCGGCCCTTTCTTCGACAAGATCAGCTCGTCGGCGCGCGGGCACTGGAAGGCAGGGCTCGACCCCGACACTTGGCAGGTCGTGGTGGCGCCGTCCACTCTCGACCCTATCACTGGGACCAGCTTCCCGGCCAAGATATTCAACCAGCCATGGCTGACTGCCGCACGCGTGGGCGCTTTGGACGGCGTCACAGTGGACGTGCACCGCGTGTACTGGCCCGCGATACCGAAGCCGTGGACCACGCCACTCGTCGCTCAGTCCAACCCGCAGCTTATTAGCAACCCCACCAATATCGGCTCCGCTGTGTGGGCGACCACCAACCTACACGGCACCTTCAGCAATGTGGCTCCACCAGGTGGCGCTGGTTCTGCGCAGAAGTTCACGGAGGACAACTCCTCTGGCAATGTACGTCAGTTCACATCGGGCGGGGCCATCACGGTCAACGCTGGGCAAGTCTGGGTAGCTTCAATCTATGCGAAGGCGTCATCAGGAAGCCTACGCCAGCTGTACATGACGATATTCGATGCTGTGGGCAACGGGGTGCAGGCGTTTTTTATCCCCGGTACTGGAGTTGTATCGGGCTCACCTAGCGTTTTTGGCTCCACACCATGGGCGCTTGGCGGCGCATCCGTAACAACTGACTGGCTGGCGACTGGTGTCGGTTCAGGAGGCAACGGCTGGGTCAAATGCACTGTATGGGGTCGCGCTATTGCCAGCAGTACTTTCATTAATGCAGTGTACAACGTCTTGGACTTTACCGGGTTTAATTACAACGGAGACGGCGTCTCCGGCATGATCCTGTGGAATGCCACAGTTGATGGAGGCTATGCGCCGCCCACGCAGCTGGGCCTGACCTTGAATGACTTGTTCGCTGGACGGGTGGCAGACATCAGCGTGGCGCGCAATCAGGCGACTATCACCATCAACAGCTTCATCGAGATTTTGAAGCAGCCGATGCCGCGCAACTTGTACCAGGCGCCGTGCCGCTGGACCTTGTTCGATGCAGGATGTGGGCTCAACCGCAACAGCTTTGCAGTCAGCGGCACAGTCACTGGAGTGACCAACGACGGCTTGTTTAACACCAACCTGTCGCAGGTCACGGATTACTTCTCACTGGGCATGTTGACTTGGACTAGTGGAAACAACAACGGGCTGTCCCGCGCCATCTTGCAGCACACGACCGGCCCACAGACCTTCCAGTTGCGCTTCCCCATGCCTTACAGCGTGCAAATAGGCGACGCTTTCACCGCCTGGCCCGGCTGTGACAAGACCATTGCTGCCTGCCGCGACAAGTTCAACAACCTCATCAACTTTGGCGGTACTCCCTTCATCCCCACACCAGAGACGGCGACATTCTGATGGACGATCTGGAAGCTGCCCAACGTGCCGAAGTCGTGCGTATCGCGCTGGAATGGGAGCGCACGCCATGGGTCAACGAAGGGCGCATCAAAGGCAAAGCTGCTGACTGCACATTCTTCTCGGAAGTGTTCGTGGAGTCTGGACTGATCGAGAGGCCGCCTATTCCGCACTACGGCGTGCAGCCCAACTGGACTTGGCCGTATCTGCAAATGGTGCTCAAGAACGCCAAGCGCGAGGTCGAGGAAAGCCAAGCGTTGCCCGGCGACGTGGTGATGTTCCGGGTGCAGGGCATGCACTCACATGGTGGCATCATCATCGAACCAGGTTGGCCGCACATTCTGCATGCCGACATGAACGCGCGCGGGGTCATCCGCGCCGACGCCACCAAAGGGCATCTTGGCGTATGCCAAAAACGTTTCTTCTCTTTCTGGTAGCCACTATGGGTTCTTGGCTTTTTGGCTCCCTTGCTGCGAACGCGTCGGTTAACAAACCGCCGCAGGCGCCAGCCAGCTTGCGCATCCAGTCGGCTGTGGATGGGATGCCAATTCCGATCGTGTACGGCATCGCCCGTTTGGGCGGCAACCTCATCTGGTACGGGGCCTTCTTCGCGCAGAACGTTAATGCGCCCACCTCCAGCGGCGGCGGTGGTGGCAAAGGCGGCGGCGGCGATTCCAACGCAGCAAGCACGAGCAGCAGTGCGCAGCAGCAGTCCGTCACCAACTACAACACTTCGATGGTGATGGGCATTTGTGAAGGCCCTTACGGCACAATTCTGCAAGTCTGGAATAACAAGTCGATTGAAAGCATTGGGCAGGCACAATCGAGTGGAAACCTTGGCTCCCCCGGCGGCGAGCTGGGCCTGCAGCTTTTTTCAGGCTCTTACACGCAGACGCCATGGGGCTACCTCACCACGCAGCAACCAGGCTACGACCTTGCTTACCGCGGCATTGGTTACGTCGCCTCGAATATGTTCCTCGGCAACAGTCCCGAGTTCCCCAATCTAAACTTCTTGGTGCAAGCCGACGCCTCTGTGGGTGGGACTAACGCCCCGGCTTATACCCCGATTGCCGACTTCCTGACTAACAACAAATACGGGGCAGGCTTCCCATCATCGCGGCTCGACGCCAATACCAATTTCATCAACTACTGCTCGGCGCTCAACTGGCGCATTTATCAAGCCATCACTCAGCAGCGCCCCGCCACGGACTACTTGAACGACTGGGCTACTGGCTTCGTGTTCGAGTATGTGTGGTCGAGTGGGTTGCTGAAGCTGGTCCCTTATTGGGACAGCAACATTGGTAGCTATGTGGCGCCAACCGTGGCGGGCGCCGTCACTGACAGCGATTATGTGCAAGGCAAGCAAGACAGTCCGGTGATTGTCACGCGCAAGCGCGCGCAAGATATGTATAACTCCATCAAGATCGAGTACATCGAGCCGATCAATGGAACGTACAATCCGGCCACC